GAAGATACAGACGATGCTGATGAGGCATTTATAGATTAAATAGTTCTCACGAGCCTATATAGGCGCAATACTGTGAGCCAATAAAATTCTTATTTTATATAAATTTCAAATTATGCGAGGGGAGTTGTTCTCCCCTCCCCTAGCGTAAATAAAGCGAAGAAGGGAGATATTCAAAATGGCTGATAAAATACAAATTCTTATAGAAGCTATATTAAAAAAAACTACAAAACAAGAATTAGAAAATGAGTTAAGAAAAATAGAAAAAAATTTAAAGCCTTTAAAGGTTAATGCTGATACTAATGCTGAAGCACAAATAAAATTATATAAATCTTTGCAGAAGATATATAAAGAAGAAGAAAAACAAAGATTAAATCAAGAAAAGCTATCTCAAAGAGCATTAGCAGACAAGGAGAAGTTACTACAATATGAACAAAAAGTACGTATGGCAATTGAACAACAAAAGAGAAAAGAAAAAGAATTAAATAAGATTTTACAAGAAAGAATAGTAATATATAGACAAGAAGCAGAAGCCAAATTATTAAATTTAAAAAGTAGATATGGTGATTTGCTTAATAATGCAGATATAAAAAGGCAAATTGATGCCTTTAGAGAATCTTTAAACAATTTAAATACTAGTAATTTTAATGTACAAAAATTAAATGCAGATTTTAAAACACTTGAAGCGTCTGTCAAAAATGCTAATGCTGCGGTTAAAGCAACTCATAGGGATGTAATGACTTTGGGAGATATGTTCAAAGTTGCATGGAATAAAATGATTATATGGACTGGGGCAGGAACTTTATTATTTGGAACGATAAGGCAAATAAGAGCAGCAATATCATATGTACGTGAACTTGATAATGCACTTAATGAAATTCGCATAGTAACTAATAAAACACAAGAAGAAGTAAAACGACTTGCTTTATCTTATAATAAACTTGCCAAAGAAATGAATGTAACAACAAGAGAAATAGCATTTACAGCAGCAGATTTATTTAGGCAGGGTTTAGATGATAGTCAAGTAGAAGAACGAATGAAAGCAATTATTCAATATGCTAAAATTTCGTCTATCTCACTTGAAGAAAGTAATAGAATAATAACTGCTACAGCTAATGCAACTGGAGAAAGTGTACAGAAAATTATAGATATATTTGCACATTTAGGAGATATTACGGCGAGTGGAGCAGAAGAGATTGGTGAAGCTTTACAAAAAGTTGCAAGTACGGCAAAGAACAGTGGCGTAAGTTTGGAAAAAATAGCATCATGGATCGCAACCATTTCAAGTATAACTAGAGAATCTGCTTCGTCTATAGGTAATAGCTTAAAATCTATTATTAGCCGATACGAACAAATAAAAGAGACAGGATTTAATGAAGAAGATGCTACTAAAATAAATGATGTAACTAAAGCGTTACAAACAGTTGAAATTACTGCTGTTGACGCACAAGGTCAATTAAGACCAATAGCAGATGTGTTAGATGAGCTTGGTAGTAAATGGGATGAGTTAACACAAAATGAGAAGGCATATGTAACCACTGCGCTGGCGAATGTACATCAACATAACAGGCTCATTACCCTACTCGACAATTACAGTGATTCTTTAAAATATTATGAAGCAGCTTTAAATTCAGCAGGTACAGCAGAAGAAAAATTTGCAATATACCAAGAATCAACACAGGCAAGATTTGATAAATTTAAGGCTACATTAGAGAGTTTATATCAAAACACATTAACTTCTGGATTTATGAAATTTATATTAGATTTAGGTACAGGTATTGTTAGTTTAATTGATAAAATAGGATTTTTTAATACTGTCATATCTGGTTTAATTATTTATTTTACATTTTTTAAAACCAGTTCATTGTTTTTTCCATTTATAAATGCTGCTACTATCGCAATTACCAAATTAACTGCTGGATTAAATTTATCAACAGCAGCAGCAATTAAATTAAATACGGTATTAGGTATGCTAGCACCAGTCGCAGCTTTCTTTGCAATACAAGGATTAATTAAACTTTTTGATTCTCTTATTGTTACAATAGACGAGCAAAAAGAAAAAGTCGCAGAAGTTAAACAGGAATATGAATCTATAACGTCTGAATTAAATAAATTAAATGAAGAGTTAAAAACTACTAACGATCGTATAAATGAATTAAATTCTAAAGATAAACTTACTTTAATCGAAGAAAATGAATTATCTAAACTCGAACTTACTAACGAAGAATTGCAAAAAAGGATTGCATTATTAGAAAAAGAACAAGAAATTAAAGAAGAAGAATTAGCAAGAGAAGCTCAAAAATTATACGAAAAGCAATTTGGGAAATATGAATTTTCACAGCAAAAGATTGATGAATATATAAATATTGGTAATACTGCAATAGCATTTCTAGATGAAGAAAATAATGTAGCATACTTAATTGCTGCTTATAAACAATTTTTAGATTTAAAAAAAGAAGCATTGTCTTATGGTGATTTAAAAGGCGTTGAATATTTTGATGATTTATTAGCAGAAATTGAAAAAAAACTCATAAATGATACAAAAGAACTTCTAAACATGAAAGATATCTTGGGTTCTTTAAAAAACCCAACAGAACGACAAAAACAGATTTTAGACGAAATTGAACAAAGATTAAATGCAATCAATGAAATTATAATATCTGATAAAACCAATGAAAATATTAAAAAGAATTCAGATTCGCTTCAAGAATATGAATATAACTTTGAACAATTAAATGATATTATTGATTCTGTCCAGTCTGATTTAAAAACACTCAATCAGGTTCTTAATGATGTTCAAAACGGACAATCATTAAATGCCGAAACAGTTTTAGACTTAATCCAAAAACACGAAGAATTAATACCTGCAATTCACAAAACAGCAGATGGTTGGACAATAGAAAAAGATGCTATAGAAAATTTACGAAAAGCAAAGATTGAAGAAGCACGTGTTGCTATAGAAAATCAAATTAAGTCAAAAGAAGCAACTTTAGATAATGTTTCTGCTAGAGTAGAAGCTTATGGCATAGAAATTGATGCAATTGAAGATTTAAAATCCGCACAACAAGAAGCGTCAAAACTTGGATTTAAAAAAGTTTTTGGAGAAGATGCGTTTGAAAATATAAAATTTGACAACTCTACTAATAGAATAATTATTGGCGATAAAGCAACTGAATGGTCGAAGGAATTATATGATAGACTTAAACAATCATTTAATGAACAAAAATTAGCAAATGATACTATATTAAAAATCGGAGAATTAAGGGAACGAAATAAGAAATTATTAGAATTACTTTCAGACCCAGATTTTGGCGTCTCTTCTTCTAAATCAAGTTCTTCTAAATCTACCCCATTTTCTGAACAAATTGATTTTATTAATACAAAAATAAAATTACTTAACCAAGAATTAAAAGAAATACAACAACAATTAGATGATACCTTTTCCCCTGCTGACAAACAAACTATTATTGACAAAATGATTGTAGCACAACAAAAGAAAGCAGATTTATTGAAAAAAGCAATTAAAACTTATGAAGATTCTGCACAAAAAGAATTGCAAAAAATACCTGAATCTTTACATTCTGCTGTTGTTAGTGGCTCTTTTAGCATAGCAACAATATCTGAAAAAACTTATGGTAAGGAACGTGCTAAAGAAATTTCCGAAGCTATAAAGCAATATCAGTCATTGACGGATACTATTATAGGATTAAAAAATGAATATGCAGAAATAGATAATACTATTCGTAGATTAAATTTAGATAAAATTACGATTTCATTTGAAGTTTTTGATAAGAAAATTAGAGAATCTAACAGAGCATTAGAAGAACTAGATTATCAGCTAAATCTTTTAAAGGATAATGATTATGATAAGAAAGCAGAAATACTTACTAAAAAGATAGAAGTTACAACTAAGCAGGTAAATGAATATGAACAAGAATTAGAAAGATTAAAAGCTATTGTACCTGCTAATGCAGAAGAAGCAGAAAAACTCCAAGAAAGAATTAATGAACTAACCAAAAAATTTAGAGAAGGTAAAATTTCTATTAAGGAATATAACGATACTCTTGAAGAGACTGCTAAAAAATTGATTTCTACATTGTTAGATACACAAAAAGACATAGATAAGAAAAACTTAGAGAATCAGCTAAAAGAGCGTGAAAAACAAATATATGATATTACAGAAGCAGAGTTTGAAGCATACAAAAAAGCAAAAATAAAGATCTTAAAGAAACAAAAAAAAGAAAATGAAAAATTTGCTACCGAAGAAGCTAAAGAGTTGGTACGTTTACTAACAGAACAAATAGAGTTAGAAGAAGGCATAAATTATAAAGATATTGTCAATTTTGGTGATTTATATAAAGAAATTCATAATGAAAAAATAAAACAATATCAAGATACAATAGATATGTTAGAGCGTTCTAACGAATTAGAACAGCAAAGACTTGAACGAGAAGAAAGAATATTAGAAATTCAAGAATTACAATTAAAGCTTCAAAACACCCTTAATAATCGAAACGTTCAAATATTACGTAAAAAAGAAGACGGTAGTTGGGAATATGATTATGTAGCTGACCCTGAAAAAGTCGAAGAATTACAGAAACAAATAGCGAAAAAACAAAAAGATTTTGACGAGTGGGAAAGAAATAATTCTTTAAATCAAACTAAGAAATTGTTACAGCAAAAAATTGAACACCATCGAGAATTAATTAGAATATCAGAAGAAACATATAACAGGATTGCAAAAATAGAAACAACAAAGATTAATAAACACTATGAAAATATGGATATACTTGCAGAAAATATGCTAGATAGCCTAAAAAATACATATAGCAATAAATGGGACGAAATTATTAATGTATTAAAAGAAAAAGTAAGTATTGCAGAAAGAGAATATGCTAAATTATTTGGTGTATCTGTAGCAGGAGTCAGTGGACAAAATCCAAATAAGAGCAGTAAAGTCACTGTACAACCACCTTCTACTGGTTTTGGAACTACTCCTACTGCTGAATCAGAAGCGTATGCGAGACAATTAAAAGAAGCTGTTGGTGGAGATAGAGAAGCTTTTAGACAAGCAGAAATAGCAAGAACTGAGCAAGTTATAGCAAACAGAAAGGCACAAGGATTGGATACTTCTGCTCAAGAAGCATATCTTGATTCATTGTTGAAAAATACTTTCAAATTTGAAAAAGGTGGTTTGGTTGATTTTACAGGGCTAGCATGGGTAGATGGTTCAAAAACAAAACCAGAAGCATTTTTGAATCCTACGCAAACTAAACCAATTGGCAAATTAGCTGATTCCCTTCCTAATATGGCAAACATATTAAATAATTTTGCAACTACTAAAATGAAATTACCATCGTTATCCAAAATGTCTAATAATAAGGAAGTAAAACAAATATTCAATATTGGTAAGCTTGAATTTCCAAATGCAAGAACGGCAGATGAAATAAAAACAGCCATTCTTGATTTGCCTAGATTGAGTTTACAATCAGCAAAAGCATATTAAGGGGAGATGTCTTCTCCCCTATCCTGTTTTTAAGGTGGTGAATAAGATGATACAGACACCCGTGTTGCATCCGATACAGACGTATTCAGCTTTAAAATCGAAAGATTTTGAATTTTTTTATAGAGGTAGTGTTCAAATTACGCAAAATAACTTGGTAATACGAAGAACGTCTGATAACTCAATTGTCTATGATAAAACGATTAATACCTTTCAACACAAGCATATTGTAGATGCAAATACACTTGTGAATGGTACTGAATATATGGCAAGGATTAGAGTTGGTGATGTAAACAATAATTGGTCTGATTTCAGTGATTGGATAGTTTTTTATTGCTATAGTGAACCTATACTTACAATTACAAGTATTATTGATGGTGTAATAAATAATCAAAATCCACTGATTACTGCAACATACGAACAAGCCGAAGGTGACCAATTACAATCTTATAGATTTTTATTATATGACAATTTGGATAATCTGCTAATTACTTATAATGAAAAATATGGTTTACCCATCGAGCAACAAATTGAAAATTTGCAAAATAATAAGGTTTATAAGATAGAGTTGAGAACTTTATCAGTTCATGGAATGCAGTTTTCTTCTGGACTAATACCCTTTGTTGCGCAATATATTGAGCCTAAGTTTGCAAGTGCAGTCAATTTGAGAAATTTGAAAGACAGAGCAAGTATTGAAGTTGCTTGTCACTTGATGCAAATAATTGGCGAAGTTGGCAGTGGTTCAATTTCATATGAAGATAATGATTGGATAAATCTTTTGAATGGTTATGTCTATTTTCAGGAAGGATTTTATGTAGAAAATGATTTTACTTTAAAGTTATGGTGTAAACAAATACCAGTAAACAGTGTTTTTTTAAAAATGATTGGTAGACGTGGCAATATAATTTTAAAATATCAAGACGATGAAATCCATTTATATAAATATGTGTATGATACTGTTCCATATCATATATTTAGTCAAAAAATATATCCAACAAACGATGATGTTGTTTATATATGTATTCAGCATAAAGATAATTATTGCAATGTTTTTGCAAAGGTGGTGAACTAATGATTATAGGACTTGATGCGTTTGGAGACACAGTAGCTTTTGATACTTTTAATATAGTTAATAATTTTTATAGATTAGAATTGATGAATATGAAAGCTGATGAAATTAGTATTAAGGAGCAGATTGATACTGTAATAGATAATGAATCTAAGGAAGAATGGCATTACACTCAAGTATTACTAGCATTATTTCAAAACAATCTCGAAGCAGGTAATTTACAATTAGATGGTATGCCTGTTGAATATATAAAGATTAAAAAGCGTAAGAAAGAAGATTTATTATGGAATGAAATGAAACACATTCCTTTTGATAAAAATGTTTATGATTATTATTTTATAGATAAATATGTAGAAGCCCTTCAAACATACGAATATGCGGTTCAGCCTATAGGTGCAGGCAATGTTGTAGGAAACAATATTTACAGTGAAATAGAAGCTGATTTTGAAGGTGCGTGGTTAGTTGATAAAGACAGAGATTTTCAACTGTTTTTTAATCTTGAAATTTCGCCTTATGAAACAGTAGTTCCTACGAGTGTAATAGAAACTTTAGGCGGACAATATCCTATTGTTTTTAGTAACGAAAATATAAAGTATAGAAAAGGACAATTAAAATGTATGTTGGTTTCAAATTCAACAGAAAGTAAGGGTGCTATTGATAGAAAGCAGGAAAAAATTTTAAGAAACAATATAATGTCATTCTTAACGGATAAAAAGCCCAAATTATATAAAGATAGTTCGGGTGAAATGATGGTTATAATGCTTTCTGGCAATCCTATTTTAACTCCAATTAATGAACTTTCACAGCAGATGTATGATCTTGAAGTTGAATTTGTAGAAATTGCAGGAACGGATAGTAAATCTTTGATTGAAAATGGATTGCTTGATCTAGAAGAAGGTGGATTACATGACAGAACAAGAATATAGAGTTCACTTTCAAAGAATTCAAAATAAAAAAATAAAATTATTAGTATTAAATACCAAAGACGTAGTAGTTGATGAAATTGAAGGTTATGCAATAGATGGAAATGTAAATGTTGACGCTAATTCGTCTATTAGAAGAACGTGTAATATAAAAATGGTTTTAAATTCCAAATTGTTTCCGTCTATCTCAAGTCCTATCTGGTTAAATAAAAGATTTAAACTACTAATTGGCATTAAAGACATTTTGACTGATGAATATATATTTTTTAATTGGGGAATTTATTCTATTTCAAATCCTACTGTGGATATTCAAATTTCAGAAAATACAATCAACATTAGAGGATATGGTAAGAGTTGTTTTTTAGACGGAACAATATCAGGATATTTAGAAAATGTTGTTAGAATACCAGTAGAAGTTCCTATACATGAAGCAATTAGAGAAACTGCAATAACGAATGGTGGAGAAACGAAATTATTAATTGATACTCATGAATATACGACTCCATATGAAATTGAGAAACAGCCTAATGATACTGTTTGGGATTTATTAGATGAACTTACAAAACTGTATATGAATTATGAATTATATTATGATGTAAATGGTTATTTGAGGTTTAATAAAGTAAAGAATATGTTGAATGATTCTGTAGTATTCAATTTTGAAAATGATGACTTGATTAATGCAAAACAGTTAGACATAGATTTTAATAATATAAAAAATCATATTGTAGTATATGGCAGGTTAAGAGAAGATGGTTTACAAGTTAAAGCAGAAAAATCAATAACCGATGAATATAACCCTCTTTCTCCCTTTACGATTGAAAAAATAGGCAAAAGAAATTTGGTAATAATTGAAGATAAATATTTTACAGATGAACAATGCCAAATAAGGGCTGAATATGAAGAATGGAAGCATACCAATTTTAATGAAAAAATTACAATTACATGTGTTCCTATATTGTTTCTTGATGTCAATAAACTAATTGAAGTCAACTCGTCAAAATATAATATTTCTGGTAAATACATTATTGAAAATTTAAGTTTGGGATTAAAATATGACAGCATAATGACTATTACTGCATGGAAAATCTATTAAAAGAGGTGATTATATGTCTAATCTCAGTACATTTCCTGATGAAATAGATTCTTTTGTTAGAAAAAGAGACCTTACTTATAATGAAATTGTTTTATTTAATGAATATAGAACCTTAAAATTAAAACCCAATAGGACGCCTGAAGAAAATGACAGATTAAATGAATTGACAAATTTACTTAGAGAATCATCGTTTTTACCCGATGATTTAAATAAATTACAAGATTGTATTATTAATTTAGAAACCTTTTTTAAAAATCAAACAGAAGATTATATACTCCAAAAACAACAAGAATTTAATGCAGAAATACAGAAATTTTCTTATAAAGGTCAATATAATTCTACTACCACCTATCAAATGTGGAATGTTGTAACGTACAATCATGAAACATATGTTTCTAAACAAAATAACAACATGGGTCATATACCAGTTGGAGATTCTACTGATTCATGGTGGTTTAAAGCTGCAAGCAGAGGAGCGCAAGGCTTACCTGGTATTGGATTGGTATTTGTAGGTGAATACAACAATGCAGTTACATATCAAGCAGGACAAGCAGTAGGTTATCAGGGTAATATTTATTATTGTATACAAACAACCGTTGGAAATTTACCTACAGATACTACATATTGGAGATTGTTTTTATCTGGAGTAAGACCCGTAATACAAGATACACCTCCTTCTACTCCAATACTTGGTATGCTTTGGATTGATACAAGTGAATAATTGTTGGGGTGGTAATAATGGATGAAATACAAAAAAGTATTATTGATGCTATAAAAATACAAGTTAATGAAAAGATAAAGGATTTACAATTTGATAAAACATGTTACGGAAAAGTTGTGGCAATTAGAGATGATACATGCGATGTTGAAATAAGAGGAGAAATAACGCAATGTAAGATTAGGAATGGTTTACAAATATGTGAAAACGATATTGTTTTGGTCAGATTAATTAACAATGATTTTTCTAATAAATTTGTAGATGCAAAATTAGGTACAATTGGGGATGATGTTGCAATAGAATTAATTGGCAACCTAAGTTTACTTTTGACCACAGCAAAGACAAACATAGTTGCTGCAATAAACGAAGTGTTTAATAAAGCAGAAGATGTTGAAGATAATCTTGCGACACACAAGGCAGAAATTGCGACATCAACACAATTGGGGCATGTAAAGGTCGGACAAAATCTTGCTATTGATTCGGATGGTACTCTCCACGCACAAGCGAGCGGTGGTAAAAAAGTTGCTAGGTTTGTCATAGGCACATCTACAGCAGGTTGGACAAAAAAAGATTGTGATTATCTTTGCGATGGAACAAATGACCAAGAAGAAATTATACAAGCACTAAATGCTTTGCCTGCAACTGGCGGGGAAGTAGTCATCCTTGATGGAACTTATAATATTACGGCGAGTATCAATATTCCAAAGGATAATGTAAGTATAAGGGGTAGCGGTAACGCTACGACCTTAAAGCGAATGTATAATTCCACTAGTACAAATAGTGGGTCTACTGCGCGGGGCTTAATAACCTTAAATAAAAAAAGCGGTTGCAAAATACAAGGTTTACAAATTGACGGGAACAGGGCAACATATACTGCAAATTATAACTCCGGCATCTACCTATATGAATCTAGTAACGACAATACGATAACAGACAACACTTGCAATAACAACAGAGTCGGCATCTACCTATATTCATCTAGTGACAATATGGTAACAGGCAACACTTGCAACAACAGCTCCTACAGCGGTATCTACCTATATTCATCTAGTAACAATAACACGATAACAGGCAATACTTATAACAACAACTACAGCGGTATCGACCTATCTTCATCTAACAATAACACGCTAACAGGCAACACTTGCAACAACAACTACTACGGAATCTACCTATATACATCTAGTAACAACACGATAACAGACAACACTTGCACCAACAACAACAACGGCATTCAACTATATTTAACTAGTGACGACAATACGGTAACAGGCAACACTTACAACAACAACAGCAATTATGGTATCTACCTATCTCCATTTAGTGGCGACAATACGGTAACAGGCAACACTTGCAATAACAACAGAATCGGCATCTATCTATCTTCATCTAGTAACAACACGATAACAGGCAACACTTGCAACAACAACAACAGCTGCGGCATTAACCTATATTCATCTAGTGACAATAACACGGTAACAGGCAACACTTGTATTCGTGGTACAGGGCAAACAAGCGACTATGCTTCAAACCAATACACGATACTATTGTCCGGCTCATCCAACAACTGCAACCTTATATCCTCGAACAATTGCATGGGTAAAGCAGTAGTAATCGAGGGCGGTACTGGTAATAGTGCTTGGGGTAACAAATTTGACAATACAGATGATTTACCATAAAGTTACGCTGAGCAAAAGCTAACCACCAAGAACATTGTGCCATTTAAGTTAGACTAGGATCAACTTCCTAGTCTTTTTGTTTTTATGGATAAAATTTTAGTTTTATTAAAACATCTCCTGTTTGTTTTCATATGGACAGGAGATGTTTTGTTTTGGAAATAAAAAAAGCAACTAAAGGGGATGATATTTTTTATGGCTAAAATGAAATATTGGAATGGGACAACATGGGAAACTTTGGATGCTAAAGATGCTGATACTATTGATGGTAAGCATTTTACTGATATACAAAATGATGCGCAGTCAAGAGTTGATGATCATGCTATACGAAGAGCAACATTAAGCACATTAGGTCACGTGCAACATGCAGTTCTTGTTGCAATGTTAACTGCTGATGCATGGAATGGTACTACTCCTCCTTATTCTCTGAGTGTAACAATCGATGGAGATACATTTACGAAATTATCAGACCCATCAACATTACCTGCGGGTAATGCGAATGGAGTCGCATTTGACCCAACAGATACGTATTTGGCTGTGGCTCATAACACTAGTCCATATATTACAATATACAAACGAAATGGTGATATATTTACGAAACTACCAGACCCATCAACTTTACCTACGAGTCATGGGTGGGGAGCTACAGGAGTAGCATTTGACCCAACAGGTACGTATCTAGCTGTAGCTCATTATAACAGTCCATATATTACAATATACAAACGAAGTGGAGATACATTCACGAAACTACCAGACCCATCAACTTTACCTACGAGTCATGGGTGGGGAGTTACATTTGACCCGACAGGTACGTATTTGGCTGTGGCTCATAATAGCAGTCCATATATTACAATATACAAACGAAGTGGAGATACATTCACGAAGTTATCAGACCCATCAATATTACCTACGAGTCATGGGCTTGGAGTCGCATTTGACCCAACAGGTACGTATTTGGCTGTAGCTCATGCTAACAGTCCATATATTACAATATACAAACGAAGTGAAGACACATTTACAAAACTGCCAGACCCATCAACATTACCTACGGGCAATGGGCGTGGAGTCACATTTGACCCAACAGGTACGTATTTGGCTGTAGCTCATGACACTAGTCCATATATTACAATATACAAACGAAGTGAAGACACATTTACGAAACTGTCAAACCCATCAACATTACCTACGGGTGATGGGAATGGAGTTGCATTTGACTCAACAGGCACGTATTTGGCTGTAGCTCATTACTCTAGTCCCCGCATCACGATCTATAGGCGGAGTGGTGATACATTTACGAAATTATCAGACCCATCAATATTACCTGCGAGTATTGGGCGTGGAGTAACATTTGACTCAACAGGTACGTATCTAGCTGTGGCTCATGCTGGTGGTTCATATATTATAATATACAAACAAAGCAGTATAGAATCAACAGATACGCCTATTATAGACATTCTGTTGTCTGGCACATATTCCATAGACGAGGCACGGATTGAAGCATGGGGGTATATTTATAGAGCAGTAACAGATGACGGTTCTATAACATTTTATGCAACAGAAAAACCAACAGTTTCGTTGCCAGTTCAAATAAAGGTGGTGAGATAATGGGTGAAGCAATTATAACAAGACGTGGTGGAGGTATATTAAAAATAGCTGGACAAACAGAAGAAATAGTCAAATTTGGCGAGGCGATAAACAAATATGACCCTGTTTGTGTTAAAAAAGGGGATACATTTACGAAACTGCCAGACCCATCAATATTACCTGCGAGTACTGGGCGTGGAGTCACATTTGACTCAACAGGTACGTATTTAGTTGTGAGTCATGACACTAGTCCACGTATCACAATATACAAACGAAATGGAGATACATTCACGAAGTTGTCAGACCCATCAACTTTACCTGCGAGTACTGCGAATGGAGTAGCATTTGACCCAACAGATACGTATTTGGCTGTGGCTCATCATAACAGTCCATATATCACAATCTACAAACGAAGTGGGGATACATTTGCGAAATTACCAGACCCATCAACATTACCTACAGGTACTGGGTGGGGAGTCACATTTGACTCAACAGGTACGTATTTAGTTGTGGCTCATGACACTAGTCCACGTATCACAATATACAAACGAAATGGAGATACATTCACGAAGTTGTCAGACCCATCAACATTACCTACAGGTATTGGGTGGGGAGTAGCATTTGACCCAACAGATACGTATCTAGCTGTGGTTCATAATAAAAGTCCATATATCACAATCTACAAACGAAGTGGTGATACATTCACAAAACTGCCAGACCCATCAACATTACCAACGAATACTGGGTGGGGAGTAGCATTTGACCCAACAGGTACGTATCTAGCTGTAGCTCATTATAACAGTCCATATATTACAATATACAAACGAAGTGGAGATACATTCACGAAACTGCCAGACCCATCAACATTACCAACGAATACTGGGTGGAGAGTAGCATTTGACCCAACAGGTACGTATCTGGCTGTAGTTCATGATGACAGTCCATATATTACAATCTACAGACGAAGTGGTGATACATTTACGAAGTTGTCAGACCCATCAGCATTACCTACAGGTACTGGGTATGGAGTCGCATTCGACTCAACAGGTACGTATTTAGTTGTGGGTCATGCTAACAGTCCATATATTACAATCTATTCAGCAAATGCTTGCTTTAAAACAAACTTAATGTCTGATGTTTCTATAGCCACAAAAGCAGGATATGCCAAAGAATCAGGGGTTGCAGGGGAATACAAAAAGATTGTAGTTATTTTCAGATAAAGGAGGTAGATAACAGTACGGTATCATGAAGTATTATTTCAGACTGAACCAAGACAACATTATTGTCGATGCTATTTTCATTTAAAAGAGTAGTTACAAACTACTTTTTTCTTTCTGTTTATTTTTAAAATTGCCTCCATCTTTAATTATAAAAGGAGGTAATTTTTAAGAAAGGGGATATGTTTATGACAATTGAAGTTGCCCTTCTAATTTCAGGTGTATCCTTGGCATTTGGAATCTATCAAGGGATAACAAACATAAGAAGAAACAACAAAAAGGATGACCAAAATGAAGCTGCACAGTTGACCACAGTGATTGTGAAGCTTGAAAATATCGGCATTGGAATTACTGAAATAAAATCAGAAATGTCCAATTTGAAAAGTGATATTAAGGAATCCAGAGAAAGGCTTATCAAGGTTGAAGAATCGGTAAAACAAGCACACAAGAGGATTGATGAAATCACAAAATACAAAAAACCTGGTGATTCACATGAATAAGTCAAAGAATAAGTTTTCAAAAGCAATTGTAACGGCAGTGGTATTGTTAAATACAATTTTCACTGCTGCTGTTCTTTATGTGTTCTTAAAAGTTGGAAGTGAACCAGTTACCTTGATTGGATGCTGGTTTGCTTTTACCACTGGTGAATTGTGGATGCTTTCAAGTATTAAAAAAGCCAAAGTCAATAAGAAGGATGGTGTAAATAATGAACAAAATTGATTGGAAAGCTAAATTGACCAGTAGGAAGTTTTGGACTGCTGTTACTGGATTTGTAAGTGCAATCTTGGTTGCTTTTAATGTGAATGACTTAACCATTGAACAGGTTGTTTCAATAATTTCAGCTTGCTCAGTGCTAATTGCTTATATAATTGGTGAAGGTTTAGTTGATAGTGCAAGGGCTAGTTCACAAACCAAAGGAGAGGATGAACAAAATGAGTATTAAAATTATCCAAGATTTTATTCCTAAAGGAAGAAAGAACAGACCTGGATACCCAATGACACCTAAATATATCACCATTCATGAAACGGGTTCTTTTGGTAAGGGTGCAAATGCAAAAGCACATGCTAAATATATAAAATCAGATGATGCAGCCAATAGACCTGTTTCCTGGCATTTTACAGTGGATGACACTGAAATATATCAGCACCTTCCATTAAATGAAAATGGTTGGCATACTGGGGATGGTGAAAATGGAACTGGAAACCGTCAAAGCATTGGAATTGAAATTTGCGTTAATTCGGATGGTAATTTTGAAAAAGCTGTTCAAAATGCCCAATGGTTGGTTCGCAAATTGATGGCTGAATTCAACATTCCTATCGAGAACATCAAACAACATTATGATTGGAATGGAAAGAACTGCCCATACACCATTAGAAAAACACCAAATGGCTGGAAAAACTTCCTGGATGGCTTAAAAGATAAACCCAAAGAAGATAATACTTCAAAGGTTTTATACAGGGTTCAAACTGGTGCTTTTAGGATTAAATCCAATGCTGATAAGCTTGCAGCGGAACTTAAAAAGAAAGGTTTTGACACCTATATTGTTCAAGTTGATGGACTATTTAAGGTGCAAGTTGGGGCTTATAGTATAAAAGCAAATGCTGATGCCATGGCTGCAAAATTAAAAGCTGCTGGATATGATACTTATATAACAACGAATTATGGTTCAAAATAATGGTAATTTTTCAAGCCATGCGTTTTTGGAAGGATTTCTTGCATGTAAGATAATAATGATAATAGCAATGGTGTCGGTTGAACCTCTCCCACTTATAGAAGTGGGAGATTCTCGCTTCATCAGCCTCGCAACCTACTACCTCCACGAGCCTCACATCGGGTCGTTCCAACCCTAGTTTATATTAAGCCGTTAAGCCTAATTCTTTTAACCCTTGATTGAGTATGTTTATTGCAGCATTGTTGTCTCTATCGTGCTTAGTATTGCATTGTGGACATATCCATTGTCTTATGTTTAAATCTTTTATATCTACATTTTTATACCCACAAACATTACACGTTTGACTTGAAGCATAAAACCTATTAATTTTATGATATGTTCTACCGTACCAATCAGCTTTATACTCAATCATTCTACAAAATTCAGACCAAGAAACATCATTTATTGCCTTTGCTAATCTATGATTCTGAACCATACCTTTTACATTTAAATCTTCACTTATAATCAGTTGGTTTTCCTGAATTATACGTGTAGATAATTTCTGTAAAAAGTCAGTTCTTATATTTCTTATTTTTTCATGTAACTTAGCAATCTTCTTAGAATGTTTCTTGTATCTGTTACTGCCTATCTTTTTTCTTGATAATTGACGTTGAAGTTTGATAAGTTTCTTTTCATATTTAGATAATATTTTGGGGTTATTAATTATCTCTCCATCTGATGTAACCATATATTCTTTAATGCCTAAGTCAAATCCTATAGCATTATTCTTCTTTGGTAATTCTTGTATTTCTTCTTCAACTAATACTGATACGAAATATTTATCTGTATTAGTTTTAGATATAGTACAAGAAGTAATTCTACCATTGAAACATCTGCTATTAGCAAATTTAATTAATCCAAGTTTAGGTAGTTTTATTTTATTGCCTTTAATTTCAATGTTATTATTTACATTTTGTGTTCTATATGACTGTTTAGGATTCTTTTTAGTTTTAAACTTCGGAAATCCTACTTCTTTTTCACCATTTTTTATACGTCTAAAAAAGTTTTGATAAGCAGTATCTAAATCTTTCAATGTTTGCTGTAGGGAAATACTATCAACTTCTTTGAGCCATTCATATTGATTTTTAAGATTTTTTAAATCATTAGCACAAACATTATAGCCTATAGACTTTTGCTCTGTTTTATATAATTCAATCTTTTTATTGAGATAATAGTTATATACAAATCTACAACAACCTATAGTTTTATTAATTAACTCTTGTTGCTTTTTGTTAGGATATATTCTATATTTATAGGCTCTTAATATTGTTTTCAAGTATTTCACCTACCTTTCTAATTTTATTATAATATTATATTTATATTTTGTCAAGCCCCAATTCATCTCTCACTTAAAGAAGTGGGAGTATTCTTGGTGATTTAAAGATAAAACTTTTAGAAAGGAAGTTGATAATAAAATGTATGAAATATTAAATCCCAAAAAATACATAACTGTAGTTAAAATTCCTTTGTCTAGCATAAA